TCAAATAAAATTAAGAAGCTACCAAGTGATATTGCAAATAAAGTGGGAGTTAATGATTTAACAAAATCATATGATAATTTGTCATCAAAAGCTCTTGCTGCTAAAAATTTACCGTCTTTTGATTCTGCAAAAAACTTAGCAATAGCATCTACTGATTTTTTAGGATCAGCTGCAAAAGTAAGTCAAAATATTCTTAATTTAAATGTGGCTGATGCTAGTTTTAAAGAATACCTTGGAGATGTTTGTGCGGTAAGAGATATTAACAATGCTCGCAAAAGAATTACAAACAAATTAATTGAAAAGAAAAATGAAATAGTAAATAAATTTAAAGAAATAAGAGATGAAAATAGAGAACTTATTAAAAATGCTACTCAAAAATTTAAAGATGATTTAAAAGAAATGGATAGAAAATCATTGCAGGAATGGATAGATAGTCACGCATATGATAGTTCTTGTGCTGTTTGTGCAAATGAAGCATCAATAAATTTAAGTAATGAGATGCCCGAAGATCAAGTTAGGAAATTATTAACTCAATGTGTGTATAGAGAAGCTGAAGCATTTATCAATAAAAATAAATCCACTATACCTATTACTGGAAGTAAAATAATTGAACAAGAGACAGATGTTTGTGGAACAACTGAAATTAAAGTAAATTTATAAGGAATTAGTTTATGGCTTTTGTTGCTAAAATAGGAGATGTTGTTTTAGATAGAGGGGTAATCATGGGACCTGGGCATATTAATGTCACGATCAATGGTGTTCCTCTTGCTGCAGCGTTTGATGAAGTTGCTCCACATGGTTGTTGTCCATCTCCTGGATGTGAAATTCATTGTATTGCTTTTTTAGAGTTTGGTAAAATATTTCCAAACATAACTGTCAATGGACAACCTATTATTGTCCACGGAGATCAGGCAACATGTCAAGATTTTATTACATATGGTCCTGTTCTTTCTAGTGTATTTGCGGGAGTATAATATGACAATCAAGGACCTTTTAACACAAGCAAGAGCAATAGTGAACGTAGCGGCTCCAGTTAATCCAATAAAAACATCAATTTCAACTGAAGTAACTAACCAGAAAAAAATATTCAATTCATTGCAGTTGGATTTTAATACTGCAAAGTTTGGTAATGCACTTGATCCAAGAAATAACTTAAATGACAAAGTTGTTCAAACGCAAGCACCATTAAAAAAATGGCAATATGATGCCGTTGCTAATAATCAAACTTCAAAATCTTTGTATATGCAAAATCTTTTAGCAAATACAATAAATGAGATTATTTCATATGCGAACAACATGTATGTTTTATGTAACACATATTCAATATTGGCAAATGCGAATTCATCGTCGGCAAACTTAGTAAATACTTGTATCGATTTTTTAACGCATACAAATAGAATATCTGGAGTAGAAGAATCACCAAATAGTGCAAGACCAGATTTTTTTACGGCCACTGGATTTGGTAGTATGGTTTTTAGATTGGTTAGTAAGTATGAAGGTGTTGGAAATAACGCTCCTATTCTAGGAAGTATGACAAGTCTTTTTACAAAAGATGATTTGGTAACTTATTCTGTTATTTTACAAGCTGCATCAATAGACCTAAGAAATAGTTTAACTAGTTCTGGGTTTCCAACAGTAACGTATTCATCTAATCTATCTGCACAAAGAATAGGTGAGATCGTCGATACTATGAATGTTGCAAACAGTTTTATGTCAACTAGAATGAATCATGATATAAAATTTTTTGGTAATATTAAAGCAGTATCTAATAACATGGCTAATATATCAAGATTTTCAGGATTTACTGATTTGACTGCACATTTAATAGATAATTATGTTGGTACGGATACTTTAAAAAATAACCTATAAATAGAAGATGCAAACTACCACTACGAATGTAACAAGAGAATTTCGTGATCTGGATTTGAATTTCAACATTCATCCAGTTCGCAAAGACATCAATAAACATGTTGGTGATAAAGCCATCATAAATTCCATCAGAAATCTATTGTCTACGAACAATTATGAAAGATTATTCAACCCTATTTTTGGTGGAAATATAAGACGATTATTGTTTGAAAATTTAGATATGGTTACTGCTATTCGTGTAGAGAAAGAAATCTATACGACAATACAAAATTATGAACCTAGAGTTTCTCTACAAAGAGTTACCGTTGTTCCAGAATATGAAAGCAATGCATTTAAGGTTCGTATTGAATTTAATATTGTTAATCGTCCAGAACCAGTAACTATTACATTTCAATTAGAGCGACTACGATAATGGCAGACCGTTTACAAATTACCGATCTTGATTTTGACACAATCAAAACAAATTTAAAGAATTTTCTAAAACAACAATCAGAGTTTACTGATTATGATTTTGAAGGTTCTGGATTAAATATTCTTTTGGATGTATTGGCATATAATACACACTATAATGCGTATTATACAAATATGATTGCGAACGAAGCATTTCTGGATACAGCAATACTTCGTGATTCAGTCGTGTCCCATGCAAAATCATTAGGGTACATACCGCATTCTCGTAGACCTGCTGTTGCTAATGTTAATATTGTTGTATCCGTAACATCAAATGATACTGAACAATCTTTGTCTATTCCCGCTGGATGGTCACTACAATCAAATTTAATTGACGACAAATCATATGTTTTTAATGTATTAGAACCTATTACAGTATCAAGAACAGGTAATCAATTTTTATTCGATAATGTTCCTATATACGAAGGACAACTTGTGAACTTCTCTAGTGTTTATGATTCATCAACTAATCCTAGATCATCGTTCATCATACCTGACGTTAATATTGATACTAACACCTTAAAAATAATAGTCCAACAATCTTCATCAAATACATCTATTGAGACGTTTAGTTTAGCTCAAGAAATTCTTGACGTAGATTCAACTTCTGCTGTTTATTTTTTACAAGAAACAAGAAATCAATTTTTTGAAGTATACTTTGGAGATGGAGTAATTGGTAAAGCACTTTCAGATGGTTGTATTGTAAACATTCAATACTTAACAACAATAGGAAGGGATGCTGATAAAGCTTCGTCGTTTATTCCACTATTAGGAGTTGGTGGATTTACTTATATTACAGTTACGGTTAATACTGTAGCTGCAAGTAGTTCAGAAAGGGAGTCAGTTGATAGTATTAAGTACTCCGCCCCATTACAGTTTGCCACACAAAATAGACTAGTTACTTATAAAGATTATGAATCTTATATTAAGAAAAATTACCCGAGTGTGGACTCTGTTTCCGTTTGGGGAAGTGAGGAAGACATTCCACCTTCATATGGTAAAGTTATTCTATCACTCAAACCAAAGGAAAATTATTACATTTCTGAAATAGAGAAACAACGAATCATTGATGAAATTATCAAACCTAAATCAATAATTGCGATTCAGACTGAGATTCGTGATCCGGAATTCTTATACTTGTTGGTAAATAATTACGTTAGATATGATAAACGTAAAACAACGGATAGTGAACAACAAATAAAAAATAAAATCAGAACGGCGATTTTAAATTACCGTGAACTAAATCTGAATAGATTTGGTGGACGTTTTGTTTTATCTAAGTTGCAAGATGCAGTTGATAGTACAAATACAAATGCGATTATTGGTTCAGAAACTATGGTTCGTGTTCAAAAAAGATTTGAACCAGAATTAAATGTACTTAGAAACTATAAGTTGAATTTTAATGTTCCGTTACATAGAGGAACATTATCTAACAGATTAACTTCTACTGAATTTGATGTTTTTGATACACAAGGAGTTCTTAGAACTGTTACCTATGAAGAATCAGCAGAGACTTATACTGGTGTTGAAGAAATTCAAGTTGTAAACCCTGGGATTAATTATACATCACCTCCTACTGTAACTATTACTGGTGATGGTTCTGGTGCTACGGCAGTTGCGACTATTGTCAATCAAAGAGTTGAAAAGATTACTATTACAAATAGAGGTTTTAATTATACCCGTGCTTCCGTAACACTTTCTGGTGGTGGTGGAAGTAGTGCTAGTGCAGTTGCAATTGTTACCGCAAAAACTGGAACGATAAGAACTGTTTACTATGATGTAGATGCACAGAAACAAATTGTTAGTGAAAACGCAGGAACGATAAATTATGAAACAGGAGAAATTATTCTATCAGATGTTGATATGAAGGAAGTTTATTCTTCAGATAATTTGATGAGATTGACTATTGAATCTGACAAAGGTATTGTTGAAACAAACAGAAACACGATATTGGAAATTGACGTAAATGATTCTTCTTCTATAACGGTAGACCTATCTGAAATAAGTACGAAGTAATGACTAGTTTAAAAATATCAAATTTAGTTCGCAATCAAGTTCCCGAATTTGTTCGTGAGCAACATCCTAAGTTTGTTTCGTTTCTAGAAGCGTATTATGAGTTTTTGGAAACTCAACAAGGAACACAAAAAAATGATTTAATCAATCAGGCAAAATCATTGAGATATTTGTCGGACGTTGATTCTTCATTGGATACATTTGAAAACAATTTCTATGAGAAGTTTGCGTCATTACTTCCTAGAGATACTTCTGTACGTAAAGATATTCTGTTTAAGAATTTGACAAATCTTTATTTGTCAAAAGGTAGTAGTTCATCTTATAAACTTTTGTTTAGAATGTTGTTTGGTGAAGAACTAGAAATCATCGAACCAAAGAATGAGGTGCTTCGTGCATCTGCAAGTACATGGTCAGTTGAAAATTCATTACGTGTAGACCCAGGAACATTGTATCAGTTACATGAAGGCAATGGGACACGTACTACTTTTGTTTTACCAAGTGCTGGATTTACAGTAAAATCTGTATTGATTAATGGTGTAGAAACAACTGCATATCTGGTAAATCAGTATTCAAAAAGAATCATATTCAATACTGCTCCTGCCGCAGATTCAGTAATAAAGATTTTCTTTAATGACTTTGATTATTCACTTTTATTGAATCGTAAAGTTACAGGTAAAACTTCAAGAGCATCTGGTATTGTAGAAAGATTTGCGGTTAGTCTTGTTTCTAACAGAAACATTGAGGACTTATACATCAATTCAAAAACTGTTATAGGAGTATTTGCAAACGGTGAATATTGTGTAACAGATATTATTGTAGACGGAAATTTATTAAACATAGAATTTTTAACATCTTCATCATTGCGTACTATTATTATTAATGAAGGTGGATCAAATTATTCAAACGGTGATTTAGTAATTGTATCTGGCGGTGGTGCAGATCAAGAAGCTGTTGCAGTTATTGAAGAAGTTTTTTCTGGCTTCATTGATACGATTAGAGTAAATAAACCAGGAGCAGGATTTACAGTCGGTGGAATCATTGATGCAATAGACCCACCTCTTATTGTAAACGGTTCTATTGCAACGGTCAATACTTCATCTAGTAATGTAACTAATACCTATAGTATTTTATCGGATGTTCTTATTGCTAATTTATCTAGTATTATGATTGGTGCAGCTGATTATGCAATCGCTGGAAAATCAATAAGTAATACCTCAAAGATTATTACTTTGATGAATCCAAGAACAATTACAGTTGGTGGAATAACTAGCTGTATTGTAGTTACTGCAAACTCTGTTGCGACAGCTGTTCCTATTGTTCAAACTCAAGGTGCTACATACACCACAGGAACAGTAATTCATTCTATTACTGGATTTAAGTCAATAGGCGGTTATATAATTAATGGTTCGGGAGAAAACTATCGAGTCGGTGATGAAGTTATTTTTGGTGCGAATCCAGTATTAACTGCTGGTGTTGGTGCAGCTGCAAGGGTTAGTGCTACAGATACATCTGGTAGAATACTAAAATTAGATATTGAACCAACTAGATTGACTGGTACTGCAAACGTAACTGCAAATAGTCACATTGTAACTGGAACAGGAACAAGTTTTGACACAGAAATAACAGTTGGAGATAGAATTGTTGTAAATGGTGAATCAAGATTTGTTAATGCAATAACTAGTGCAACTTCTATCAACTGTAACTTAGTGTTTACATATACAACTGCTGGGATAGATGCAGCAATTGGTAAGTATTGGATTTTCCCAACTGGTGGAACAAACTATACACAAAACAATTTCCCATCAATTACAGTACGTTCAAGAGTTGGAACAAACGCAAACGTATCTATTGATTCTTGTATGGGTGACGGTGAGAATCTAACTGCAACTGGATCTAAATTGCCAGGAGCTATTGTTAAAATTAAAATTGTTGACGGTGGCAGAGGATACAAATATATTCCGTTTATTAACTTAACGGAATCTGGTGACGGACAAGCAAACGCCCAAGCAGAAATTGAAAGTTCGTTTGTAACATTTGAGGGTAAATGGACAACTTCTGATTCCATCATTTCTTCAACAGAAAGAAAAATTCAAGGTAAAGATTATTATGTGGATTACTCTTACATAACATCATCAAGAGTTGAATTTAGAAAATATAAACAGATTTTAAAAGATTTACTACATCCTGCAGGTCTAATTAACTATGCAAGATATCGTATAGATAAAGAAGCAAACGTAACCAATTTTGGCGTTACAACTATTGCTCCAAACAAAGTTATTTCTGGTAAAGTTAATATTGGACAAGGATCAATATATATTACTGGAGTCAATACTAAATTTATTGATGGATACAATAAAGGATATATTAGTATAGGTGATGGAATTGATGTAAACGGCAGAATATACGTTGTTGAATCAATTATTAGTAATACAAACGTACAGGTATCACAAGTAACGACATCTCCACCTTTAGGAGTTATTTCTGCACCAGTTCCGTTTAACGTAACGGCAAATCTAGAACCGTTTATGGTTCTTGGTGGAGTAATAAATGTTGCACCTGGAACTGCTGAATTATTATTAGAAACTGGAGATATGTTAGTAACAGAAGATGGAATTATTATCACAACGGAATAACAAATGGCAAATACAAAAATTACAGAATTAGTAATCGCAGCGTCACTAGATTCTAATACACAAAACACTTTGTTTCTAATTGTAGACAAACAAAGTGGAACTCCCGTAACTAAACAAGTTCAAATGGGTGTACTAGATACAGTATTTGATTACACAACATCAAAAGCAAACTCGGCAGCACTATATGCTAACGGTGCTTTTGTACAATCGAACTCTGCATACGGTTCACAGAATACAACTGGAACATATGCTAATGCTGCATTTTTACATGCAAACAGTTCTTACACAAGTCAAAACGCAACAGGATCATATGCCAACTCTGCTTTTATAACTGCAAACACTCCATCTAATGTTGCAAACTCCGCTGCGTTGTATGCTAATGGTGCGTTCATACAAGCTAATGCTGCCTTCCTTGCCACAAATACTTCTTCTGCCGGAAGTTATGCCAACTCAGCATTTTTAAAAGCTAATGCTGTATACGCATTAGCAAATATCAATTATTTGCAAGCTGCTACTAGATTAAATGTATCATACACAGCAGCTGATGCTTATTTGTTTGACCAATATGTTGGTAACAATCCAACTATTCGTGTATCTCCAGGTAGAACTATTGCGTTTGATTTAAATTATTCTGGAGCAAACTCGTTTATGATCCGTCAGTCAATTGGTGGAATAAACGTATCAACTAATCTAATTCACATATCACCTGCTGGTGTAATATCACTTAATGATGAGGCACAAGGAAAAACATCTGGTGTGCTTTTCTGGAAAGTCCCTTTTGATATAGTTAATACTGATTATGCATACCAGAACAATAATAATCTAGCTACAATGCGTGGAATAATTCGTATTGAACAGGATGTGACTGCCGTACAAAATACTGCAAATGCAGGATACGTTCAAGCTAATACTCCTTCACATGTTGCAAACTCTGCTTCAACATATGCTAACGGTGCGTTTGTACAAGCCAACGCTGCGTTTATAGTTGCAAACACACCTGATGCTGTTGCAAACTCTGCGGCAATATATGCTAACGGTGCGTTTGTACAAGCTAATGCTGCTTTCTTAACTGCAAATACTCCTTCACATGTTGCGAACTCTGCTTCAACATATGCCAATGGTGCGTTCATATCAGCAAATTCTGCATACAATTATAGTTCAAGTAACACTACAGCAAAGTGGGCTTCAACACCACCAGCAACTATTCAGGCAGCAATTGATAGACTTGCAAATGCAGTATATACATTAAGAAGCAATTCGCCAATACCTTAAAATGACAGATAAATAATTCCTATGGCAAATACAGTAACGACAATTAAAACTAGGTTTAGTACCTCG